TCAGCCGGACCGGTCGGAACCGCACCACCTTTGTTGTGCGCCAGGCCGATAGTCGACTCACAGGCTCCTCTGTAGGCCATTGTTCCGTCTCCCTTCCCTAACTGGCCGAACGGCCATCAAAAGAGGTCCAGCCCAATGGCTGGACCTCTCAAGAAAACGATTCGGATCACTACTTTGACACCTTCTTGCCGTAGGCGCCTTGCGGCGTAGCCTTCACCTCCCACTCCAACACCTGAAAGAGCGGCTTGGGCTTGCACCCGTAAACCAGATCACACCGCTCACAGGTAACCGGACGGCTGGCCGAAACCGACTCCAGATCCTCCTCGTGCACCTTGCACATGCCCGACACCCATGAATGCCGGCACGCAGTGTGAGCACGCAAACCCCTGACAGTCGGCCTGGGCCCGGTCGCGTACCCGTCAATGTAGTCACTATCCCCTGTGCCATAGTCGACAACAGCACAGTAATACCAATCCGCAGTATTCGGCGCCACGCCGTACGTTGTCTCAGTAGGCATTTCAGTTCTCCCCTCTTTCCCTTGCGAGTCTTTAGCGACTCACGGATAGGCACCGTGACCGGTGCCGCACCGTCAAACCCTAAAGCCACCCAACCTTGCCCGACCATGGCCTAGGCGGAAACCCGCCCTTAGACAGCCACCCGTCCAGCCCGTTCCACGTGTCCACCAGCTCCGACAGCTCGCCCCGGATGGCAAACCAGCGCTCCCCGGGGTCCTCTGAACTGTCCGCGGCACGGGTGAGGCTTTCGATAAGCTCACGGATACGTTCCAGCGCAGCATTTGGATCCATCTGCTCTCACCCTTTCCCGTCAATCCCTAGAACGACTCACCCCGCCGGTACGCCTCGAAACAATCCCGAATGTTCCTCCGAGACGACGACTCCTCAGCCGCATACCGGTATGCATGCCAGCCGTACAGGATTGAGAAATTCCACGAATCGTTCTCCCCGCGCTCGGCCCCGCCGCCGTCCTCCCAACCCCACACGTACCCCATGGCTTTCTCTGCCAGCGACCGGACCTCCGCACGCCTGCCCTCCGGCAGCCGCTCGATTGCGTCGTGAAGGTCCCTGTAACTCGCCGTGGTCTGTTCGATAGTCATTGTTCTCCCCTTTCCCTCTCGGCCTTGACTGGCCATAGCCACCCCCGGCCCCCGTGCCGGGAATGACTAAAGACGGTCACCTGCCTGAAACCATGTCCTTAAACGACTGTTCCAGCGCATCCTCATCCGCGCTACTCCAGTCCAGTTGTGCCCAGCCGGGCACCGGTCCACGCTCCCCGAAGTCCGTCACGAACCCCAACAGAGCCTCTAGTTGCGCCGCCTGGTCTGGGGTCTCGCACAACCGCATTTCGGTCTCAATCTCATGATCGACACCCTCCACGATCGCACCCGACGTAGCTAGCGCACAGAGCCCGCTGGTCTGCCCCCAGTGCCACCATGACGCGATGATCCGTGCCTGCCTGGCGCTGAGCTCCATTGCCATTGTTCTCCCCTTTCCCTTGGCCTGGATTGGCCAGGATGGCACACCCACCAAGGGGCAGATGTGCGCACCAGGTCCGTTCAGATCAACCCACACCCCACACCAGGTGAGCCGTACAGCTCAACCCAGCACGGGCCCACGAACACCCCGCCGTTGATGTCAGAGCTGTACGTGCCGACTGCGCCGGTAACCCGGCCCAACCCACACAGCACCACCACCGATAACAAGATCAACACCCATACCGATTTTGGGACCCTCACAGTTCTCCCCTTTCCCCTTTTACCTCTGGCCTAAACAGCCATAGCCACAGGCGGCCCAATGCCGCCCATGACTATGTCCCGTTCACGCACCTATAGTCTGAACCCCACACGCGGCCAGAAACGCAGCCCGGTCGAACCGATGCCCGTACCTAGCCCTGAGTTCCATCGCCATGTCTTCGGCCACAAGCTGGTATTGCAGCCTGGCAACACCCTTCTTTGTCTCGCCCATCACACCCGGGTCCAGCATGTAAATCAGCGACACCCCACCTCGAATGATCCTGGCCAGCCGGTGTGCGTCGATTGACATGGTCGTTAGGTCCTGTGCCATTTCTGCTCCTCCCTATCTGCGAATGCGCGAGCGGAATCCGTGAGCGGGTCGTTCCCGCCGTGGTACAGCCCATGTGCTTGATCGCACTTATTGCAGATTAGCACTAGCGCGGTAACAAGTCCGTCCGGCGTACGCCGTTTCCGCACGTCGACTACTAGTGTTCCGCGACAGCCGTACCGGCGCATTGAACACGCTCGTTTGACCGTCATCGCTGCTCCTCCCAATCCCTTGATCAAACTGAGATACCATGGAAGACAACAGGCAACCTGTTGCCAACCAAAACAGCTCAGCTCAGACACTCGGCCTTTTCAAGGTCTGACAACCCAGGGCCAGGGCCCGCCAACCAGGCGGGCCCACACCCAAGCCCCTCAGTCCCTCACCCCGTGGCCGTAGCCACCTGACCAACCCTCGCCGAACGTGCCCCCACGGCCCTCTCAGGGGCCTTAACGGGCGCCTTCACAGCAGACCTACGGGCACGAGTCGACCGGCGAACCGGCTTACGTCCCGAGTGGCGCAGCATCTCAACCGTCAACGCCAAAGCAGCTGGCGGAACCATCGCAACCCCAACAGCCAACCAAGAATGGCGCTCCCAAGCGCTCAACCCATTGGCGGCAAAGCTCAACCCCAGACCGGTAACCAAAGTGATCCACACCACACGAGCCACCCTGCCGGACGCTGAGGCAATCTTGACCAACGCAATCGCCATCAAAGCATCCGGCACCAGCGGTAACAGGTGGGCAGACAAACGGTCCTCACCGGCCAGCGTAGCGACCTTGACCATATGCCAGTACGACACCCAGGCCACGTCAGCACCAATAACGGCACTCGCGCCACGGATAAGCCACAACTGCCAATTGACCTTGGTCCGCTTCCTAGCAGTAGCCATCACAGCATCTCCCAATCCCTCAAAACCCTTGGGTCATTCACCCATGGCAAAAGGCGAGCCACACAAAGGCTCGCCTCGCACCAAAGGGAAACAACTCTTTGGGAGAGAAACACACCAGGAAAACCCCAACAGCCGGTTAGTCCTCACGGAGACAAGTCAATCCGCTAACGGTCCCTTGCCAAAGCTGGGCCCCGGTGCAACGTCACTATTCAGATCTCAAACAACCAAGTTCAGATACCAGGGCTGACGCTCTCAGTCCGGAGGTCCATCCCCACCGGCCCCGCTGCCTGGCCGAACAACCCCCACCATGCCCCCCAGCCACCCCACCCGTCAAGACCCGTGAACAAACATGGCACAAACATGGCACACGCAGCCACAACAAGGCCGTGAAACCAGGTGCCGTCACTGATCATGAAAGCCCAGGTCAGGGGCCCGAGGGCAGTCGGAAACTCCCACCTGCTGGGTAGGATTTGTCCCGGTTTAGGGGTATGACCTTTGCCTAGAACTGTGGTATAGCTGATAATAGGCCAGGCCAGGCTATGTATACCAAACAGGACGGGGCGGGGGTCTGAAACAGGGGGGTATGCCCTGGTACGGGTGGCCGAGCTTGCCCTGACATGGGTGGGGGTGGGGGGTGTGCCCCCTTCTGACCGGCTGGCGGTGATCTTGACCCGGGGTTTTAAGGCCGGCGCCCCCAGGGGGGCCATATAGCCTCGTCTATCTTTTGGCGCAGTGGGTTTGATGGTTGTCTATGGTTTTTCGGCGTGTCGGAATTTTTTTGGAAATTTTTTTTGGTGGGTGTTTTGGCTGGTCAGGTGCCCTTTTAGTTGATCGTCCACTTTGGACAGAGCAGGTTTGGTGGTTTTTTGCGGGGTGTGTTAATAGTGGGGGGTTAACTGAGGGGGCTCAACGGAAGACGTTGAGTTGAGCCCCCGAACCACCTTCCCAAGCCTTTGGGGCTTGGTCGGTGGTGGTTGGTTGGTTTGGGCTCCTAACGGAGCCGTCAAGCGTAGTTAGGAGCCCTTGGGACTAAAACCTCTCTGACGTTCGGTTTTAGTCAGAGCGAAACGCCTAACGGCGTTTCGCTCTTGTTAGGGTTAACTTTTCATGATCGTTTTTAGATAATCCTTGGTGAAGTAACCTAACGCTTTTTGATCTTGGTTTGTTCTTGCTGGCGTGGTTGAGCTGCCTTATGTGGCCCCGCTCTACAGCCTACGGGTTGTGTCGAGGTGAAGGGGTCCCCGCCACGGTGAGGGCTGAGGGGAAGTTGTTTTTTACCTGGCTGGTCTTTTCTCCCTTGAATCGGCCGGGTGGTGGAGGGTGCCCCCGTGGTGAAGTCGAACAACAGCCAGAAGCGTCGCACGACGCTTCAGGCCAAACAGGAGTTTGTTGATCTGGTCCGGTATGGCTCGGGTATTGAGGGTGCCTGTGAGGAGCTGGGCCGGTCAAGATCAACCTATGATAGGTGGAGGCGCCTTGACCCCGATTTTGCAGCCCTGGTGGACGAGGTCCGAACCGGCGTCAAAGGTGGGCGTAAAGGGATCCCAGATTTTGCCGCCTTCTGCCGCGACTACCTCAAGCAGCCTCTATCCTGGCATCAGCTCCAGTGGGTTGACCTTCTCGAAGGAAGAGACCCTAGGCAGCTTCACCCATCGGAAACTTACGAGCCCGGGGACAAGTCCTTCATTCTCTGCAATACCCCGCCTGAACACGCCAAGACCTCGACCCTGAGCATCAACTACCCCACCTATCGGATATGTGCGGACGCCAACGTCCGCATCATTCTGGTTTCTAAAACTGACACGATGGCCCGAGAATGGCTTTACGCGATCAAATCTCGGCTAACACATCCACGCTTTACACAGCTACAAATGGCCTTCGGCCCTCCCGGTGGCTGGCGTGCGGATGCCGACATTTGGTCAGCCAACCGTGTCTATCTGGCCCGGGACAGCACGGAGAAAGATCCGACCGTACAAACCCTGGGCATCGGTGGCCAAATCTATGGCGCCCGCGCAGACCTAATCATCCTAGATGACTGTGTGGTCCTGTCCAATGCCCACCAGTTTGAGCAGCAGATCCGATGGCTACAGCAGGAAGTGCTAACCCGGCTCCACCCGCATGGCAGGCTGCTCGTTATCGGCACCCGTGTTGACGCCACCGACTTGTACCGCGAGCTGAGGAATCCGGAACGCTATCCGACCGGACAGTCCCCCTGGACATATCTTGCCCAGCCGGCCGTGTTGGAGTTTGCCGAATCCCCCAAAGACTGGAAGACCCTGTGGCCTCGGGCGTTTGAACGCTGGCAAGGGTCAAATGACAAGGCCGACAAGGACGGCCTGTATCCGCGGTGGGATGGGGCCCACCTGTCACGTCGCCGCGGCACCTTGGCCCCCCGGACTTGGGCTATGGCCTACCAGCAGGCCAACGTGGAAGAGGATGCGGTCTTTGACTCTCAAAGGGTGCGGGCTTGTGTGAACGGTCTTCGTGGCTGTGGTTTGCTGGATCCCCGCCTGCCCGGTCATGCCCGGGGCATGACCGGTTTGCATGTGGTGGCCTCGATGGATCCTGCGATGGTGGGGGACACTGGGGTTGTTGTGATGGCTGTGGACCGTCACGAGAAGAAACGTTACGTGTTGGATGGTCGCTTGAAGACGTCGGCTACTCCCCGCTGGATTCGGGATACGATCAAAGAGCTGACGGAGAGGTATCCGATCAACGAATGGCGCATTGAACGTAACAGTTTCCAGGCGTACCTTACCCAGGATCCGGATTTGACGGAGTGGCTGGCTTCTCACGGTGTGCGTTTGTCTGAGCATACGACTGGCCGTAACAAGTGGGATGCCGGGTTTGGTGTGGCGTCGATGGCGCCCATTTTCGATTTTGGTTTGATTGAGCTTCCGTCGACTGCCAAGTCTGAGCCGATCAAACAATTGGTGGAGCAGCTTGTCACCTGGTCTCCGGAGACCAAAGGCAAGACGGATATGGTTATGGCTTTGTGGTTTGCGGAAATTCGGGCTCGGGAAATCTGTCAGGCGGCTGTCCTTGAGGGCGGCCCCTCGTCGCACATGACGAGTCCTTTTCATTCGAAACGCTCGCGGGCACGGCAAGTGGTCATCAACCTTAACGATTTGGCTGCCTCGCAACGTAGGGGGTGGCCCAATGGTCAGCTATAGGGTGCGGTCACGCGGGGGGCATCGTTATCTGTCTACAGCCTGCTACCATGGCCGGCACAGTAGGTGCCGTCTGACCTGTAAGTATTGTCCGGGGCGCTGTGTTTGTGGTGTGTGCCGGCATTTTGAGATGCCCGGGGTGGTGGTGCCGAGTGCTTGATGCCCAGGCGATCGTAGACAAATGCCGGGTGATGCAACGCCGTTTCCGGGAATCCGATGGATGTTGGCAGGACGTGCTTGCGGCCCGCCGCGGCGATCTGGATCAGGTTTTCCCGGACATGGTGTCGGAAGACTGGCCTAAGCCGATTATAGCCAATTTTGTGGACGTGGCAGCCCGAGATTTGGCAGAGGTGATTGCACCTCTGCCATCATTTAACTGTTCATCCACCAGTATGACGTCGGAGCCGGCCAAAAAGTTCGCGGACAAGCGGTCGAAGATTGCCCAAAACTATGTGACCAATTCCCGGCTTTCGGTTCAAATGTTGGTTGGCGCAGACCACTACCTGACGTATGGCCGGACCGTGTTTTATGTGGAACCGGATTTTGAGGCCCGCCTGCCCCGTGTCACCGTGGAAGACCCCATGGGTGGTTACCCAGAATTTGACCGGTGGGGCAGGTGCACAGCCTACACGAAACGGTTCTTTAAAGAGGCCGCGGTTCTGGCCGAGCTTTACCCGGAGTGCGCCGAACAAATCCTCAAAAGCCAGCCCGACGAGAAGACCGGCCAGTATGGGGAAACTCAGCTAGAGCTGATCCGGTACTGCGACGACAAGCAGCTAAGTTTGGTGTTGGTGGCGGAGATGCCGCTGATGCTGGAAGAGATCCCCAACATGCTTAATGAGTGTCCGGTGGTGATCGGTCACCGGCCTTGGCTGGACATGTCCAAACCGCGCGGCCAGTTCGACGACGTCATTTGGATGCAGCTCGCACGCGACACCTTGGCCAAGCTTCAACTTCAGGCGGTTGAGCGTTCCGTACAGGCGCCTTTGGCTGTACCTACAGACGTCCAAGATATTGCTTTCGGCCCGGACGCTATCATCCGCACGGCAACCCCCGACAAGGTTAGGCATGTTGGCGCCGACATCAACCCCATTTCGTTCCAAGAGGGCAATGTTCTTTTGGATGAGATGCGGCAAGGCACCAGGTATCCGGGTGTGAGGTCCGGCGGCAGCGATGCCAGCGTCATCACAGGTAAGGGTGTGCAGGCGCTTCTTGGCGGATTCGACAGCCAGGTCAAGGCTGCCCAGCTTGTCATGCAGTTGGCGTTTACTGACGTGATGCGGCTGTGTTTCAAGATGGATGAAAAGTTTTGGCCGAACCTCACTAAAGAGGTTCGGGGTGTGCAGAACGGCGCCCCATACCAGATTTCCTACAAGCCGTCCAGGGACATTGCCGGGGACACTTCTGTTGACGTGTCTTACGGGTTTGCGGCCGGCATGGACCCCAACCGTGCGGTTGTGTTGCTCCTCCAGCTCCGGGCAGAGAAACTTTTCAGTCGAGACTACTTCGCCCGGCAGCTTCCATTTGATCTCAATGTAACCGATGAGGCCATCCGCGTGGCCGTGGAGGATACCCGTGAAGCCCTCTTCCAGTCGATCTACGGCTATGTACAGGCTATTCCTGCGCTTGCAGAATCAGGTCAAGACCCATCCGGCCCAGTACTCAAAGTTGCTGACCTGGTTAAGCGACTCCAACGCGGGGAGCAAATTGAGGACGTGGTGGTCCGCGTATTCGCGCCTCAAGCAAACGAGCCCGGCCCTGTGGGGGGTCCTGACAGTGGCGGGCCTCCTGGTGGTCCTCCTGCTCCTGGTGGTCCTGGTATGGGCGGCCCTGGGGGCGGCAGCGTCCCTCCCAGCGGTCTAATGCGTGGTGTCAGTCCCGGTCAGGCGGGGCTCGCCCCGGGTGGCCGTCCTGATCTGTCTGTGATGCTGGCAGGTTTGAATCCGTCCGGTAGTCCGGCAATGAGCGCCTACACAATGCGTCGTCGTCGCGTCTGAAATAGCTAGGAAACGTTTATGGCTTCAGCTCCGAAATTCCCTGTGGTGCAGATCGCGGACAGCTCCGGTAACCTTTCTGATTCCGTGACCGGCACCCCTTCTAGCGCCCTGCCGGTTACTCAGCCTACGCCGGTCACTGTTTACACAGAGGCGACCACGGCCCGCACAACGTCCAGCCAGACGGGTACCTTGACGTGGCCCGCCGGGGTTACCCGCGCTTTTGTGGGTGTCAACTTGACGGCCCTGACTGGTGGCACCACCCCCACCGTTACTGTGAACATTCAGCAGATGGACGCTAACGGCAACTGGATCACCATCGCTTCGACCGCCGCTCTTAACGCCGTGGGTGTGGCTCAGCTTTCTGTCGGTCAGGGCCATACGGCTGGTGCGGTTGTTTTGTCTGGTGGTTCTTTCCGCATTTCGTGGACGGTAACCGGCGGCCCCGCAACCTGCTCATTCCAGGTCGGCATTACGGCCCGCTGATGGCCGATTGGCACAAGGTTGATGCTTGGGAGGATGAGACTCCTACCCGACCGGTTCAGCCACGTAAGCAAAACAGGATCAAGCCCAAGATGCGAGGCAACAAAAATGGCCAACTCAAACCTGAGCGAACGCCCGGTGCGGAAGCTCCCCCATCAGGGCAACGCCAAGGCCGGCGGGGCAACCGTCCGGCCGCCCGAAAAGACTGGCAACCACAACGAGAAGCCCCCGACGTCGGGCCTGATGACTAAGAGCACCAAGTCTCCGGGTTCTGGCACGCGGGGTACGTCGAATGGCGCCGGGAATAAGGTGAGCCGCACGTGACCGCGGTTGAGGACCACGAGGAAGATGTAAAAGAGCTAGGCCCAGCTCCATGGAGCTGGGCCAGGCTTGCCGGTATCGCGGTAGCGGGTTTCAGCAACATGCTTGGAACTATTGGGCTGGCGTGTGACGAGGTGTCCAATGCGATTGCGGCGCATATCGCTTTCAAGGACGACCGGCGGGATTTCGCCGATAGTGTTCTGCGTGACGTGGAGCGAATTACTGCGTGACTTTTGGCTGGTCTAGGTCGTTCAGCATCAGTTTCCAGTATGCCAACGACTCACTGTACTCGTCGAATGCTTCGCACGCCCACGGCCTGCCGCATCGCTTACATACTCCGTTGGCGTCTGGCTGATGTCGGCTGAGGTGGTCGGCGTGTTCGGCTATCCGTTCATTGAAGACCCGTCTGAGGTTCTTTTCCCATCGGATTACAGACACTGGTCCCATCCCCTTGTCCCTAGGTGCCGGTAGGCGCATCGTAACCCTTCGACCCCGGAGCGGCAGCAAAAATGGCAGAAAATCATGGCGGATACCGCCCACCGGCCCACCCCGCCCCAGCTAGCGGCCCCGGCAAGCTGTCACGTCGCACCGATGGCGGCCCGGCCCAGCCCGTCAGAGATCTACCCAACCCGGACTACGGCGAACAGCAGACGTTCAGGGCTGCCCAGCAGGCGGCCCCCATGGCCACGGCTCCCGGCCCCCAGGCTCGCCCACAGGACATGGTGTCGGCCCCGGATTTGTCGCACGTGGTGGGTTTGGGCGCGCCGACACAGAGGCCTGGTGAGCCGGTGACGGCGGGGGCTGACTCTGGGGCTGGTCCTGGTTCGGATGTTTTGGGGTTGCCGTCTGTTGATCCGGGCGATGCGGGTTCCATTCAGTATTTGCGAAATAGTCTTCCTACGCTTGAGTTGATGGCGAATATGCCGATGGCGTCTACTGCGTTTCGGCAGTTTGTGCGTAGGGTTCGAGCGGCGGGTTAAATATGGGTTTCTTTGACGGTCTCGCTAGTACCTGGTCTAATTGGCACACTAACTGGTCTGATCTGTGGAAGAGCGTGTGGGACCAGGGGGCGAAGGCCGCAACCCAGGGTTTTATGAAAACTGCAGGTGCGGCGTGGAATATTGCCATGACCCCAATGAATCTGTTGGGTGATACTTTCCAGGCGCAGCAGGACCGTAAGAGTCTTTCGGATGGGGTTGGGCAGATCTTTTCGGGGGCTGGTCACGTCCTTGGCGGGATCGGGCAGATTCCGGTTGTCCGTCAAATTGGTCAAACGTCGCTGTGGGCTACTAACGAGATGGTCAAGCGGCCATTTGGGACGCTTGACCTGACCCTGGCCGATTCGTTCAACAAGGGCTTCAGCAACTTTTTCCGGGGCGATACGTGGCGCCAGGCATATGACGACACCCGGTATGTGAGTGCCGGTCAGGCTCACATGTTTTCGGCTGTGTCGGCTGGCCAGTGGCTTGACCGTGCTTTGGGTTCAGACTACAACCCGCAGGATCCTGGGCAGTATGCGGCGTTTAGGAAGCGCATGGATCCGTGGGGGCT